CAGTAACGTATGGAATACCAGATACTTGATACGATCCTACGTTACTTATACCTACTCCATAAGGATACTGTTGTGACATTTTTTAATCTTCCTTTCTTTTATTATCAAATCTTTTATTATAATTAGCTTCTCTTTGTAATTCTTTATTCTTCTTATCTGCTAAATGTTTTTTCCATTTTGCAATACCAGCAAGTTTAGCCTTACGCTTTGTTACTGATGGTTTTTCGTAATAGCGTCTTTCTTTTACTTGTTCTACGATTCTTTCTTTTTTAACTTTCTTCAAGAATCTTTTGACCATTTTCTCAAATGGCTCGCCTTTCTTTTCTCTTACTCTCACATTAACGTGAGTATTTTGCTTAGACATAAACACCTCTCAATTCATTTAGTCTTTGTCTTAGTTTATTTACTTTATTTTCTTGTATTGGTTTTTTAGAACCAGAGTACATTTGCATTGCATCCCCAATTGTCATATTTAATGAAGGTATTGTTTCTAATTCTTTATTATATTTTTCTTCATCAAAATTACTTATTAATTCAGAATCTTCTTCTTTAATAATACCTTTATCAATTAAATATCTTAATGCTTCAATAACAGTTATTGATTCACCAAAAACACTATCTGCGGTTTGATTATTTTTAGCAAGATCTTCTAATATATAATAAACAATTAATTCAAAAAAGTTTGTAACTGTTTCTTCTTTTGGTTGTTGGAACCCAGAAGCAAGTAATGCATTTTTAGCTGTTATTAGATCTTGTTGAACTCCGCGAGCAATCATTTGTTGTCTACCTTCAACAGATAATGTATATTTTAAAGCTTTAGCTTGAAGTTTAAGCAAAAGTTCTTCTGAATCTGTATCACCAATAGACTCTAATTCTTCTGGTGATGCATTTTCAATAAATCTAAAAATAGCAGATCCTGTATTTAAAATTCTTTGTAACTGATCTGGGTCAGATATGTTTTTAGAACTAAAAATTTCATTTCTTTCTGTTTCAAGTTTTTGGATTTCATCTTGTGATTTTCCATCTTTTTTTGCATCATTTATTTGTTGTTGTTTTATTTTCATTTGTTTAAATAAATCTTGAACTTTAATTTTATCTTCTTTTGTTAAATCGCTTTCTAATTCATTAAGTACTTTATCTTTTAAACCAACTTGATCTAACATATCGTTTATTGTTAAAGCGTCTTCTATTTGCTGACCTGTATCCTCGGAACTGCCACCATTCATAGCTTGTCCTTGGGAGGTTGGTTCAAGTACAGACAACATTCCAGCTAATATTATACCAGGTAATAAATATCTTTTACCAATTTTAGAAGCAGAAAGATCACTCATAAATCCTTCTTCAATTAAGTATTGTTGCAATTCTTGTCTTACAACTTGCCTTATTTGTGCTTCTGTTAATGTCTTCACTTTATTTGTCTCCAACCACCAGTCATTTTAAGTAAACCAGTAATGTCAACACCAGAATCATTTGGGTCTACGCCAGCTAAAGGAGAAGCAACAGATTCTGCGCCTTTTGCTCCAGATACATCTCTTGGTGCTGGTGCTGGTGTGGTTCCTTCAAAAAGATTCATACCACCAAAAGAATTCTTGCTAAACTCTTCTAGTCTTTTTCTTCTTTCTTCAATTTGTTTTTGTTTCTCTGCTGCTCTATCTTCTTGTAATTGTCTATTCATTTGTGGTTGAGCTTGTTTATGTTCCACCATTTGAACAGATGAGGTTTGTTTGATTATTTCTGTTATTACAGTTGTTAATTCTTCTTGCATTGCTTCCTTTACAAGTTGCTTTACAAGAGGGCGAAGAGTTTTCTTTAAATCATTTGAATTCATTTTATTCTCTTAAGTTTTCTCATTCTTTCTTGAAGACCACCACCACCCTTACCAAAAAATTGTTCTTCTAGGGTTGTGCTTTGTTGTTTAGTGTTTACAACATTTTTAAGTCTTTGAAATGAATCTTTTACATTTGTGTTATTAAATAATCTATGTAATGATAGTTTTTCGCTTATGTCATCAATAATAAACTCTTCAAATGCTAAAACGGTTTTTCCAAGCAAAGTATTTGGAATTATAAGTTGTTTCTTTAAATTATCTAATTGTTGATTGTCTAAACTAGTTTGTGGTCTATCGTTTTCATTAAGGCCAGCAGGTTTTTGTTTTGCTTTCTCTATTTCGCTTATAAAAACAGAATAAATTTGTTTTTCATTTTGAGAAATAGCACTATCTTTATTTTCTATACTTTTAATTAAATGATTAAAAATTGTAGATAATGCTCTAGCGGGGTGAAAAGTTTTATACTTTTGTATGGCTTTCTTAATGTCTGATTCAGCTTGAATTGGTATGTAATCGCCTCTGCGAACTGCATATGCATCAGCATAATAAACATCATGTTTAATTTTGTCTTTTCTTTGTTTATCTCTGCTTGCTGCAAGTGTTTGAGAATCTTCAAATTCTTTTTGTTGTTCTTCGGTAGGTGTAAATCTTTCAAAGCCAGTAAGACTTCCTGTTGTATTTTTTACATTAGTTTTATTTGATTGTGACGATGGTTGATTTGTTTTTTGACTCCCACCAGTTAATTTTTGATATGCAGATTTAATACCAGAACCAACTCTTTGAAGAAATCCTTGTTCTACTAAGTATTGTGTTAATTCTTCTCTAATAACAGTTCTTAACTGAGACTCAGATAGTTGCATAAAATAAAATTCCTTTACAATACATAAATAGAAAGCGGCACATAAAAATGCACCGCTTTCAGAAAAAAACCTATAACTTAGGTTTTATTTTTATTTCACTTGCCTTTTTTGCCCATTGTTTTCATTGCTGATTTGGCTGATTTGGCTGTGTTTGCATCGCCTTTCATAACTTTCATGCCACCTGTTTTTGATTTTGCGGCAGCTTTCTTTTTGGCTTCTGCAAGTTGTTGTTCAAGTTCTGCAATCTCTGCATCAACTGAATCAACTTCTTCTTCTGTCTCTGCCATTTCGTTTGTAATCGCCTCAAGTTCTTCTTTGATGATTTGCTTGAGTCTTGCTGTTGTAAGTTGCATTTATTATCTCCTTATTTTTTTAATAAATCTTGAATTAAATTATTCAATTTTGTTTGTTTGTTTTCTGTAACAATCTTTTTGTTTTCTTGGAACATAAATGCGCCATGAGTAGAAGGTTCAGAAACAATGTCAAAACAAATAAGATTGAAATCATCTTCAACAATTGTCTCGCCTCTGCTTTCTCTAACAGAGCCTGTACCTCTTGAAGAAATACCAATCTTTACGTTTGCGTTTACTAATTCTTTTAATACTTGACCAGATGGGGTATTAAGAACTTGAATCTTTCCCATTACATCTTTTCCGTTCCACCATGTTTCTGTAACAAGATGTGATACGTTACGAAGATTAATTACAGATTGATCTGGATGGTCAAGTTCTCCAAGTGCTCTTCTTTCTTGAACTAATTTTTTGTATGTCTCCATTTCTCTGTTTAATACTGAGTATGGATAAATTCTTCCATTTCCATTTCTTGCGTCTGCTCTTTGGATTACACCAGAAAGCATCATTCCACCTTGTTTAATGAAATGTTTGTCACTCTCTGTAAGAATGTCCTCACAAAGACCATCGGGGCATAGTTCAAAAAATTCTCTTAATAATGATTTTGACATTTATTTGATTTCCTTGTATACCTTCACGGCTTTCCTCTACAACAAAGTCTTACAGGTTGTAATGCCCACTTTCTAGTCCAAAAACCTTGTGTTAAATTAGTTTTCATAAATTAATCTCCAACTATTCTAATTAGATTCATTTTTGCTATTATTCTTTATTGATCTTGAAATTAATTCCAAAATCCGTAAATAATGAACAAAGAACATAAGAACTCCCAGAAGACAAACAAGCGAGTAAGAACACATCAACTATGTTTGGATCTATGCTTGTTATGTTAGATAATTTCATCATTAAAGCAACAAACCATCCAACATGAAATCCCATACACATAGGACATTTAAAAAGTTCTCCCCACAATCCTTCTTTTGGTCTAACACAAGAAAGTATTGAACCATAAACAAGGATGTTGGTTAAACCATAACAGGCAAGAATAAAAAATAAAATCCACATTATTTCTTCTCTTTTTGCTCTCCAAGATAAGCAATGTTGTAATGTTTGTTGATAGAGTAAGCAGCAGTACCAATTGAACCTTGACGAGCTTTCTGTGGTACTTCGCCAAGTTCAGTTGAATCTTCTTCATCTGGATTGGTAAGGTAATTGTCTTGCTCTTTTCTCATAGCTTTTTCGTACTCAAATGATGGTCTTTCTTTGTCCATGAATAGTGCAGTTTAAAAAATTATAACTTCAATTGGATCTACTTTTTCTTCTGTTTGAGGAATAGCAGCTTCCATTGATGCATAAATGTTTCCTGCTTGAATTGTTGATGGATCAATTACACCACGTTTGTAAAGAAAGTCTAAATACTTATTTTGTGTGTAATAAGTTTTGTCATCCATCGAAAGAGTTGATAAAACAAGTATTTTTCCTTTTGATGGAGAAATTATAATGTCAATGTAAGGATGATCTTGAATAATAAAATTACCATCTAAAGTTTTTCTTATGTCAAGATTAACTTTAGTTTTTGGTGGCTCTTTTGGAGCCTCTGGCATTGCATCATCTTTAACTTTTATTTTTATTGCCATTAGGAAAGTTCCTTAACAATTCCTTGAAGTTTAAGTACTTTCTCAATAACTTCGTGGTTTATTTGAGTATTCTTGATGTTGTCAATTACACTAAGAACATCTTTTCTTTGTGTACCTTCATTTAGTTTAGCTGTGTTTTTAACAACATCTTTTAGTCTTGAGATTTCTTCATTAAGATAAACTTTGAAATCAAAATCACCGTCTGAGAATGAAGCGATGTATCTTGTTAATAACTCTTTTTGTTCTTCAAGAAGAGTTGTTCCATACTTATCATTAAACTTCTTGACGAATTCTTTATAGACAATGTTATCAATTGGTTTAAGTGTTTGCGTTTGGTCTTCACTTACTATTCTTTCTACCAAGAACTGTTCCAAAATAACTCTTGTCTTCATTGGAATTTCTTGATCAAAGATTTGAGCTATTGTTGCAAGGTCTTTATAATTTGACATAAAGTTTGTAAATACAGCAGGACCAAGTTGTTTGTTTACATCGTTAATAACTCTACTTTGGTCATTAAAAACGTGTTGTTGATTTAGACCAAAATAAATTCTTTTGGCTTCATTAACCATTCTTTCTGCTGTTTCTTTTGGAAGTCCTCTTGATTCGTAAAGGGATTTGTAAACATCCAATTCTTTAGCGAGGGTTGTTCCCTTTCTGAAATGTTCTTTTATGATTGACAGGACAAGAGCTTTTCTCTTTTCATCTTTTGCAACAATTGCTTTTGTAAGCTCTTTTGTTAAAGACTCAAAAAGAAAAGCGGTGTTTCTTTTCTTATTATGTTTAAGCTTTATTCTTTCCATTATTTTTGGACTCCAAACTTTCGATTAATTGACGAGTTTCACGCTCTATTCTAAATAGTTCAAATTCTTCTTCATTGTTATTATTTTGATTTTCTTTTAAGAAATCACCAATCAATGATTGTAGTTCTTGATCTTTCATTACATTTTTACGACTACCACTTGCAGTAAAGCCACCACCAGATGCATTAATAGAACGTGCTCTTGCACCAATAGTTCTTTTATCGGTTGCTACTGGTTTATACCATTTACCTTTAGATGCTGGAGTGGTAGTTATAGTTCTACCAGTATTATCTCTTCTCTTTGATGGTGCTGCGAGTAATGCTCCACCACCTTCTTCTCCTGCTGCTGGTGGGGCTTCTGGAACTTCTGGTGCTCCTCCCTCTCCTCCAGCTTCTGGTGCTTCTCCTCCTTCTGGAGTTGGTGCCCCGCCCTCTGATGGTGGTGCTTCTGGTGCTCCAGCTTCTGGTCCACCAAGACCCCCACCAAGACCTAAGCCTCCACCACCTCCACCACCAGCACCGCCTTGTGGTTGTGCGCCAGCAGCTTCAAGTGATGCTGTAAATTTACGATCATAGTATTGTTCTCTTTGAATGCGTAAGAATTCTTCATCAGACAATCCAAAGATGTGTTGAGCAATCCAACGCTTGGAGAAATAGCCTTCAGTAGCTGCACCAGCAACATCAAACTTTGTCTTCCAATGTTCAAGTTCTTGTAGTGCAGCAATCTTTGATGGATTATTAAGAGAAAGCTTAAATGAAATTAAATCTGAACCTCTATACCCAAGAGTAAACAAATGTATGATACCAATTTTTTCTAGCTCTGCAATTGCAACTCTTTGAAGTCTTTGGATGGTTCTTGCAAAGCGAATGTCTTTTTGTGCAAGAGTTGCTTTGTCTTCTGTAGCTCCATCGCCTCTAATAAGATAGGACATAGGAACTTTAAGAGCAGCAAATAATTTATCTCTAAGATACTTTACGTCCTCAATAGCAGAAGCAAATTGACCACCTGGAAGTGCATCAATTTTTGTATTGTTTTGTCCACCACGAACAGGAATAAAATAATCTTCGTCTACTGACATTGGATTATAACGTAAATCAACACGACCAGTATTTTGATCAACAATCTGATTACGTTTCATTGAAGTCATTACACGCTGCATGTATTGTTCAACTTCTTGTGGAGGTATGTTACCAACGTCAATGTAAAATACTTTTCTTTCTGGAGATCTTGTAATACGATAAGCCATCATTGCGTCTTCAAGCAATGTAAGTTGTCTCCAAATTCTTCTTGCTGGATCTAAAACAGATGTGCCGTATGGAGAATACTTGTCATTTCCAAGAATTCTAAAATGTGCTACTTGCCAGTTCTCAAAAGTTAGACCACCAGAGTTCCATTGGAATTGAACATAGTTTGGATTTGTTGGATCTTTACCTTCCATTCTTTCAATTTGATTTGCAGGAAGACCAATAGCAGATTTAATACCTAATGTTTCGTCAATGTCTAAATACAAAAAGTGATCGCCGTACTTACACATGTTACGGCACCAATTAAATAAATTAGAATCAAGATTTAAAGTTTTATTAAAAAGAGTTTGTAATACAGATTTGATTTCTTCATTTGCACATTTAATGTTCAGCATGTTGTTGAGTTCATTAGATGTTGTCATTTCATCTGCGTAAATGTCAAGAGCAGATGCAATCTCTGGCATGTACTCCATTTGATCAAAATCAATGTACCTATCAGCACGATTTTGATTTGCCATCATTTTAGATGAGAAATTTTCGTATGGATTATAGGCAGATTTTTTAAACTCTAAACCACCAGCAGATGTGAACTTTTGACCAAACTTATCCATTTGGTTACGTCTGTATCTGCTTTGAACTGGTTGGTTGTAGTTTACAATTGGACCAGAGAATAATTTAGTAAGTCTCTTAAATAACTCAGAGTCTTGATTTTTAGTATTCTTAAATTTTTGATCTGCCATTTTTATCCTTTATAAACCCAGAAGAACTGCTCGTATTGCTGTTTTGCTTCATTTCTGGAAATAGTTAAATCTTTATTATACCCTTGCATACCAGGTATTTTTGTATCTATCATTGTATTAGTTTTTACTAAACTTGTCAACATTGCTTTCTTGTATTCTAAATCTCTTTGGTTAGTTTGGAATACCGTATCTTTAACCCAACAAGCAATCGCTAATGACATAACTAAATCATCATTGTATCCTTGCATTGCTTGGGCACGACCATAAGACCAAATAAATGTATCTAGTTCATTAATTGTTCTACTTGAATTTAATTTCAATGTTTTATTTCTTATGTATTCTTCAAGTTTAGAAACGATAAGTGGTCTTGTTTTATGTGAGGTAGTAAAACCAGGAACTGTGTTTGTTGTACCTTCTGCCGTTATTTGATCAACATACTCTGCTGATCCTTTTGTAGAAAAATAAACATTTGGATAGCCAGCAGCAATAATTTTTTCTATTACTGAAAATCCAAGATTGTTATTTTCCACAATTACCATACAATTACCGTATTCTTTTCCAGCAGACATTATCATTTGGGAAAAATCTTCAGTGGATAGTTTACCTTGGTATTCAGCAACAACTTCACAAGTATCTATGTTTAAAACATGAAATACTGAGTTGTCCTTACCGTCCCCTCTTGCAACGTCAGCTACTAAAACATAAGAATGCTCTGAGTGCATTTCTTTCCAAATCCAATAATTTCTGTCAACACCAGCTCTATGTTTTGGTTCTATTGTATTATTATGTAAGTATTCTAAATCATCAGAAGAAATAACAGTTTCACCAGAAGCATTGAAAGAACATTCGTACTCTTGTGCTATTTCTCTTCTTGAAAGATTTTTGGTTTCTTTTTCAAACCAAGCTTGATCTCTATCTGGATGAACAGACCAATGAAGTTTTATTGGATGAAATTCATTCTCTTCTGACTCTGCACCTACATAAGTTTGATGAAACCAATTACCTACACCGTTTGGAGTTGAAATCGCAATACAACGACCACCAGTAGCCATTGTAGGATAAAGACCCGTCCATAAGTCATTCATACCTTCAATGAATGCCGCCTCGTCAAGCACTAATAAAGAAAGAGCCTCAGAACGACCAGCATCACCAGAAGTCGTTGAGGCTTTAATTTGTGAGCCATTAGAAAGCTCAAATGAATTTCTATTGTCTATAGTTACGTTTGCAATAACTAACCACTCTGGTAAACTTTTGATAATGTATTTAACCTTCTTTACTAAGTTTGCTGCTGATAATAGTTTGGTTGCTAATACCAATACGTTTTTATCGCGATGAAACAACATAAGCCAAGCAATGTAACCAGCTACAACTGTTGAAAGTCCTAGCTGTCTTGCTTTAAGAATTATGTTGAATCTGTAATCTTTAAAATCTTTTAATACTTCATCTTGAAATCTATAAGTCCTAAAAGGAATTGGACCTTTTTGTGGATGCGAAATTCTTGCATAAGTATTAATAAAATAAATAGGGTCTTTACCGCACTTTAAGATTTCAGATTGTATTTCCTGTTTTGTGGGACGGTAAACTGCCATTTCATTTTAATCTTTTTTCTTTTCGTCTTTTCTTGTGACGTTAGAAGGTTTTTTAGCTTTTTCTCTTCCCATAGAAAGAAATTTTTTGGTAATGTCTCTTGTGGTATCTTCAGAAGGTGAGCCAACTGGTAGTACAGACTTATCTAATGATGTAATTTCAAACTCTTGGTACATAGAAAGATCTGTTCTTGTTCTTGAAATAGGTTGAACAAAAATGTCAACTTCGTCAATTGGCTTAAGAGAAAGAGTGTTACCTGTTATTGCTTTGTATTCTTTCTTTAAAAATTTAACAATGTCAGACATTACACCTTCCATTTCAGATTCAAACTTGCCACCTTTATGAACTTCTTTCATAGAAATTTCACTTTGGTAGGTTACACAAAGTTTATTTCCTTTAAATTTAACTTTGAACCCATCAATAACTCTTGAATCAAGGATTGGGTCACCCTCTTCTCTGCGGAGTCCTATTTTCTTATCTTCTCCACCAACGTTGTATTTACCAACGTGTGAACCATCATAAGCATTTGCTGCTGCTTGTGCGATGCCTTGAATTATTTCAAGAGTAGTAGCCATTATACAGTCCCTCTTACTTTATCGTATTTAAGTGCATGATAGACAGAACCAACATCTTTTTCCATTTGAGAAACTTTTGATTGCATCCACTCTGGAAGATTTTCGCCATCTTGTATCATGTCGTGTAATTTAAGTGCATACTCGCCAATTTTAAAAAGTTGGCTTTTTGTCATGTATCCTTCATAGTCTAATTCTTGGTCTTGGCCTTGAACAGTTTCATCGTAGCCCATTGGAATTTCATCATGCATTTCCAAAAGCATTTCACGTTCCCATTCTTCTTTAATTATTTGTTTAAGTTCTTCACGACTTACTGTTATTTTCATTTGGCCTCCATCCTGTTTTCCATCTTTCTTCTCTTCCCTCAACCCATTGAATGTAACACTTTCTGCAACAATCAAATCGATTCATGTATAAATC